GCATAATGCCTCGCTCACTCTCCCCCCTCCCGCTGCGGCTTCTCCCCCTTGGCCGTAGCGGGCTTTCGCTACCGGCCCGCCTAATTGGCGGTGCCGGTATTTTTTTGGGCTGACGGACGGAGGCCGGAAGTGACAGTGTTGCGCCTACCTTACCCGATCAGCTCTAACCGCTACTGGCGGCACTCCGGCGCTATCACGCACGTGTCAAGCGAGGCGAAAGCCTACAAGCGAGTCGTGGCACTGGCGGCTAAGTACGCAGGCATTGAACCGCTTTTTGGTGTGGTTGCGGTCGACATAACGTTTCACCCGAAAACCACAAAATCCGGCGCAACAAGCAAGCAAAGGCTTGATCTCGATAACGTCCTCAAGGTGACGCTAGACGCGCTGCAGGGAGTGGCTTATCAAGATGACAGTCAAGTGAACTACCTCACAGCAGAAGTCGGCCCAGCGATTGATGGGGGCGGGCTTTCGGTGGAGGTGCGGTCGGTTATGGACAGTTTCAATTAAGGACCCCAATGAGGCGCCCAGCTTTTCAATTTTATCCGGCTGATTGGCGGAACGACACATCGCTGCAATTCTGCTCACTCGCGGCCCGTGGGCTGTGGATTGAAATGATGTGCATTGCACATGATTGCGTTCCGTACGGCTATTTACGTATCAACGGCAAGCCGATGACGCCAGCGCAGATCGGCAGACTTGTAGGGATCAGTGAGCGCGAATGTACTAAGCTTCTTGATGAACTTTTCGAGGCTGGAGTTCCTTCCAGGGCAGAAGACGGTGCCATTTACAGCCGGCGCATGGTTCGTGATGAGCAGCTTCGTGCGATTCGGGCGGAAGGCGGAAAGGGCGGTGCTGAACATGGATCAAAGGGGGGTATTCATGGCGCAAAAGGCGGGCGGCCTCGCAAAGAAATAACCCCCCAAGAAACCCCCCTTAGTGAAGACGCAAGGGGGGTTATTAAACCCCCCATAAAACCCCCCCCTTCATCTTCATCTTCATCTTCGGTAAACCAGAAAAGCGTAAACCCATCACTCGCTTTCCCAAGCTCAAACGAAGGTACACCCGGAGGCAGGGTGTGCGAGCGACTTCACCGCGATGCCAGAATGCCGGACGCCAACCCGCAGCACCCGAAGCTGTTGGCGCTGCTTGCAGCCGGATTGTCAGAGGACGAAATCGTCTCGGCGGGCATTGAGGCAGTTGCTAGAGGCAAAGGGTTTGCCTACGCCATGGCTACCGCCGAAGGTCGACGACGAGAGGCCGCGAACGTTACGACACTGCCGGATGCGGCCAGCTCCGGCAGGCTGACAAAAGCCGGTCAGCGTACCGTCGAGGCTGCCGCCAGGTGGCTTGAATCTGAAAGGGCAACGGGATGATCGAGCAGAAAAAACGTTTCGCCATGGCGCTATCTGCGCTGGCCGAATACTACGGCCGGGAACTGTCGGATGGGGTCATCGCGCTGTACTGGCAGGGACTTTCGAACTTCTCGATTGCCGATATCGAGGCGGCTATCGGAAGGCACATCCAAAACCCAGACAGCGGCATGTGGATGCCGAAGATTGCCGACATCGTGCGAATGATAGACGGGTCGACGCAGAGCGCGGCAGCAACGGCGTGGGCCAAGGTGATGCGCGCCGTCGGCAGCGTGGGACAGTATCAGTCGCTGGCCTTCGACGATCCTGTGATTCACCTGGCAATCGAGGAAAACGGTGGATGGATTTCGCTGTGCAGGATCGAAGAGGCCGAACTGCCTTTCGTGCAAAAGCGGTTTGAAACGAGTTATCGCAACTACCGGGTGCGCGGTGGCGATCTGCCTGCTTATCCGCGCCACATGATCGGGGTGTCCGAGATGGATAACTCTGCCAGGGGATTCCCGGTAGACCCTCCGCGCCTGGTAGGCGATCCTGCGAAAGCGCGCTCCGTGATGTCAGGCGGTAGCGATTCGCCGCGAGTTGCGATCACTGCCGCGTCCGCTGTGTCGCTTCCGAGATTATCCGTTATCGGTAGGGATTCGGCATGAGCGAGCGCCACGAATGCGCCAAGGAGCTGTACGAAGAGCGCGCCGCAATCCGTGAATACTACGCCGGATATCCGCGCGCGGAAGCCGAGCGCCTGGCACGGCTTGAGGTTGCGGAGTGGCTGAAGGCGCATCCGGTTGAGAAGGTGGAGTCATGATAGTGTTCCACGCACGTTCCACGGCCCATAGGATCGACGAACGCAGCAGAGTTGATACATACACGCCAATGCGACAAAACAAACGCAGCAGAAGCCCGTGGAACCATTTTAATGTTTCACGGGGGCTGGCATGATCTGGGCACGCGGTGAATCAATGTCGCGGGTGTCAGGCCCGTGGATCGTAGCGAAGGTGACAGTGTGTGGCGTGGATCGCTACGAACTTCGGCACACGGCAAGGCCGGAATACGTCGCTGCATTTGCGTCATTCGACTCGGCAAAGCGTGAGGCCGAGCGGCTGCAGCTTGGCCTGGGTAGCCTGACGGCTGGGGGCTAGTGATGCCACGTGGATCAGCAAAAAGCGAATACAACCCATGCCCTATTTGCGGCAAGCCACGAGGCAAAGGGCCGTATGAGTTTGTGCATGGCAAATGCGCAGAGATAAGGGCGGCGACAGAAGGTAAGAAGCCGGCTTTTGAAAAACCGATCGGAAGAGGATCAAAACCAATAACGGTTGAGCAACATGAAAAGGCGCAGGCAAACGCTAACTCAAAGCGCTATATAAAAGGAAAACTACCGGATTGGATGTATTCCTAATGGACTTCTCAGATTACGCCACCCAGCAAGAGGAGCTAATGCGAGAGCTAGCGCTCAAGCGTGCAGCAAATCACGCGCCTGCCCTGCCAGCAGTTGGTGCGTGTCACTGGTGCGAGGCCAGCGTGCCTGATGGGCATCGCTTCTGCGATTGCGATTGCAGGGACGATTTTGAGAGAGCGAATAGGGCTGAACGATGCCGAGGCTAGCGCCGCGATGATAAAGGTCGACATCCAAGGAGTAGAAGCAGTCAACGCGCACCTGACGGGCATGAGCAAGCATGTGTCATTCGCGGCCAGCAAGGCGTTGAACGCTACCGGAAAGGCAGTGGCGAAGGCTGCCGGAGCCAGGCTGGAAACCGGACCAGTGGAGCTCTCGATAATGCTGCATCCGCGCCTGACACTAAAAGGCAAGGCGAGCAAAACCCGCCTCGACCTTGACAACGCCCTGAAGGTGGCGATCGATGCGCTGCAAGGCGTCGCTTACGCGAACGATAACCAGGTGCAACGGATTGTTCTGGAGTACGGCGCTCCGATTTCCGGCGGAGCGCTCACAGTGGAGATAAAAACATGAACTGCTTGGCTTTGGAGTGTGGCATGGACAAATCCGCGGCGACCTGTGCAACGACCAGCAACACGCTTGCGGCAATCCGCGAGTACGTTATGGACGTGGCGCGTGAAAACTTCACCACGCATGACATAGCCCGGCACATGGGCATAGACGAGTACCATGTTCGAGTAGCTTTCGGCTGGCTTACCCGCAAAAAGGCCATCGAAATCGTTCCGTGCGTCAAAAGCACGCGGTACACCAGAACCCGTGGTGAAGAATACAGCGCGGCCGTCTATAGGCTGCGAAAACAGGGCGGCATGTGTGACTTCGCCGGACTGATGCGCGCTTTTTTCAAATAAAAATGATGGCTGTTCGCTCACAATCAGCCGATGAGCGAAAAAAAATTCATTGATTGGGAAGCCGTCGAGCGCGAGTACCGGGCTGGCTTTCGTTCGCTGCGCGATATCGGATCAGAGTACGGCTGTACAGAAGGCGGGATCAGGAAAAAAGCCAGGACCCAGGAATGGGAGCGCGACCTGTCAGCAAAGGTATCGGCCAAGGCGGAATCGCTGGTACGCAAACTAGAGGTACGCAGGGAGGCACGCGCCGAGTCCGCAATTTCAGAACGCGAACTGATAAATACCAGCGCGCAGATGATTGCCGACAAGGTGATCAATCAGCGCGCTGACATTCAGCGCGCGCGCTCGATCGTCCAGAAGCTCTGGCTCGCAGTCGATGCCGAGCTTGATCACCCGGAAGCGTTTGCAGATCTGGGCAGGATGATGCTATCGCCTGACGAGACCGGCCAGGACAAGCTGTTCGAGATGTATCACGCAGCCATTGGCCTGCCGCAACAGATCAAGAACGTGAAGCTCCTGGCTGACGCCATCAAGGTGCTGATCGAGCTTGAGCGCCGCGTACTGAAGATAGACGAACTTCCAGACAGTCCGTTCGATGCGGCCGCGGCGATGACTGACGCGCAGCGCGTGAGTCGCATTGCATCGATACTGGCCAAGGCCAGGGCGCTGGGCGAGCAATGAGCGCCGATACCGCCGAGCTGATGGATCTGATGAAGCGGCTGTCACCGGAAGAGCAGCGCGAGCTTGACCTTCTCCTTACGGCCGGCCTGCCGTTGTGGTTGCCCCAGGTTGGTCCGCAGATGGACGCCCTGAATTCTCCGGCCGACATCCTGTTCTACGGAGGCCAGGCCGGAGGCGGCAAAAGCGATCTGCTGCTGGGCGTCGCCCTGACGTGTCAGGAACATAGCATTCTGTTTCGCCGACAGTCGGTGCAACTGGTTGGTCTCGAAGAGCGCATGACCGCCATTCTTGGAAGCCGCAGCGGATACAACAGCCAGAGCGGAGTATGGCGCCTTCCCAATGGTCGCGTACTTGAGTTCGGCAGCGTCAAAGAGCCCGATGACTGGATGAAGTACCAGGGCCGGCCGCATGACGCAAAGCTCTTTGACGAAATCCCGCATTTCACAGAGATGCAGTTCAGGTCGCTGATAGGCTGGATGAGAACCGACAATCCAAACATCAGGCAGCGGATCATCTGCACCGGAAACCCTCCGACCGATGCAGAGGGCGAGTGGGTCGTGCGCTTCTGGGCGCCCTGGCTGGATCCTATGCACAAGAACCCGGCAAAGCCAGGAGAACTGCGCTGGTTCGTCACTGACGAGGACGGCAAGGACAAGGAGGTTGCGGGGCCGGAGCCGGTTGCGGTTGGCAACGAGATGATGACGCCGAAGAGCCGAACATTCATTCGTTCCAGCGTCGATGACAACTTGTTCCTTCAGACGACCGGATACAAGGCGACCTTGCAGGCGCTGCCAGAGCCTCTGCGTAGCCAAATGCTGCGCGGCGATTTCAGCGCCGGGCGCACGGACCCGGTGTGGCAACTGATCCCGACAGAGTGGATCAAGGCTGCGCAGGCCAGGTGGATCGATCGTGATGTCAAAGGATCAATGACCGCGCTCGGCCTCGACGTGTCGCGCGGCGGAGCTGACTGCACGACGGCGGCGCGTCGACATGGCCAATGGTTCGACCGGGTGCTGTCAGTTCCTGGAGCCACGACGGACGACGGGCCGAAAGCCGCAGGATTCGTTACGCCGTTGGTGCGCAATGGCGCCTGCATCTGCGTCGACGCCATCGGCATTGGATCAAGTGCGCTCGACTTCATCAAGGGTCTGGGGCTGCTGGTGTTGGCTGTGGTTGGCAGCGAAGGAAGCCAGGAGTTTACCGTCGCCGGCAACTTGCGTTTCAAGAATCGGCGCGCGGAGATGTACTGGCGCCTGCGCGAGGCGCTTGACCCGACGAACCCCGAGCCAATTCACTTGCCGCCAGACGGAGAGCTGCTCGGCGACCTGGCCGCGGTGCGCTATCGGGTAGTGCAGATGGGCGTGAATGCCGGCATTCAGGTCAGGGACAAGGATGAAATCCGCGAAATGCTTGGGCGATCGCCAGACAAGGGAGACGCCGTGGCAATGACCTTCGTATCGGGAATACCGGAGCCGGGAAGCAACAGGCGGCAGAGCAGACACAGGCCGGCGCCGAGCTGGCGCGCATAAGGAGCAACACATGGAAACTATGATGGGCGCGATGGCTGCCGACGAAGAAGACTCCGCCGAAGAGTTGATGGAGGCCGATGACGATTGCTGCGGGCTGGATCTGCTGACATTCACACAGTGGGTGCATGAGTGCCAGGATCAGCCGGCATGGCGGACCAAGGCTGACCGGGAGGCCGATTACTGTGACGGAAACCAGCTCGACAGTGAAGTGATGCGGCTGGCGCGAGAGCGCGGCCTGCCGCCGGCCATCGAGCCGCTGATCGGCCCGGCCATCGACGCTATTCTTGGCATGGAGGCCAAGACGCGCACTGACTGGCGAGTGGTGCCAGACTCCGACAAGGCGAACGACGACGTGGCAGAGGCGCTGAATTACCGGCTCAATCAGGCCGAGCGCCACGCCCGGGCCGACGCCGCTTGTTCGGAAGCCTATGCCTCGCAAGTCAAGGTCGGCATCGGGTGGGTCGAAGTGGCGCGAAACGAAGATCCGTTCGGCTACAAGTACCGCACCGGCCCAATTCACCGCAACGAAGTCTGGTTCGACTGGCTGTCAAAGCCAGACATGAGCGATGCGCGCTACCTGATCCGCAGAAAGTGGATGGATCGCAAGCAGGCCAAGCTGATGTTTCCGGACCAGGAAGAACTCATTGAGCACGCGAGTGCCGGCTGGCAAGGTATTGACCCTGGAGTCATGAGCCTCGATGGCGGCCAGTCGACGGGGCTGCTTGGCGCCCAGGACGACGAGCGCGGATGGTCGATCGAGGAAGCGGAGTGGCGCGACACGTTCCATAGGCGCGTCTGCCTGTTTGAGGTCTGGTATCGGGACTGGAAGCGCGTCCTGGTGATTACGTCGCCAGATGGGCGCGTGGTCGAATTCGATGAGGACAACCCGCTGCACATCGAGGCTATCGGGACGGGCGTAGTGAAGGTCAGCTATGCCGTAGTCGGAAAGGTTCGGCTGGCATGGTTCATGGGGCCGCACAAGCTGTCCGACAGGCCATCTCCGTACAAGCACAACAAGTTCCCCTACGTGCCGTTCTGGGGCAAGCGTGAAGACCGAACCGGGGTTCCCTTCGGCCTGGTGCGCGGCATGATCTACCTTCAGGACGAGGTCAACGCCAGAATCGCCAAGATGCAATGGGGCCTTGGAGCGGTGCGCACGACGCGCACCGATGGCGCGGTGCTTGATGATGACGATTCGTTCCGCGAGGAAATCGGCCGCCCGGACGCCGATATTGTGCTCGACCCAGAAGCGATGCGCCAAGGCGGCGTGTTCAAGGTCGAGCGTGATTTCGAGCTGAATCGGCAACAGTACGATCGCCTTGTCGACGCCCGTGAAGGCATCAAGCGTGTCGGCGGGATCAGTGACGCCTTCATGGGACAGGGCGTGCAATCGCAATCAGGCGTGATGCAGGCTGGTCTGGTCGAGCAGTCTAACCAGAACCTGGCCGACATCAACGACAATTTCAAAGAGTCTCGGATGAATGTCGGAGATCTGCTGATGTCGCTCATCATCGAGGACATGGGCAGCGACCCGCAGAGTGTATTTATCGATGGTGGAGGAATCAAGGACGACAAGACGATCGCCTTGAACGTGCCCATGGTGGATGAGGATACCGGCGTCGAGTACCTGGACAATGACGTGCAGCGCACCAGGCTCAAGGTTACGCTATCCGAAGTGCCGAGCACACCGAGCTTCAGGACGCAGCAATTGGCGGCAATGTCGGAGGCGTTCAAGTCGGCGCCTCCGGAATACCAGAAGGTGATGATGCCGCATTTGTTCGCGCTGATGGACGTGCCTAACCGGCAGGAAATGATTGAGGCGATCAAGACCCTTGGCACGATGCCGAGCGCTGACGAGGTCGAGCAAAGGATCGCGCAAGCGGTACAGGATGCGCTCACCAAGGCGCAAACAGAGATCAAGATGCGCGAGCTTGACCAGAAGCAGGCGCTGGTCGATGCGCAAGTACAGAAGACCATCGCAGAGTCTGTCAACAAGGCGATCGAGGCGCAGTTCGGCGCAATCCAGACAGCGCAGACGATCACGGCCATACCGCAGACGGCGCCACTGGCCGACGTGCTGTTGAAATCAGCAGGGGCCATAGATCACGACGCCAGCCCAATTGTGCCAAACGCTGTTGCGCCAGTAGCAGGAGCCATGCCGGCACAGGAAGGGCAGCCGGCAGACCTCAATCCCGCCCAGGTCGAGGCCATCCAGAGGCAGTCGCCGCTTGGCGCCCGCCAGATCCTCGGCGCCAGGCGCAACACGTCTCCGCAGTTTCCCACCAACCCTCCGCTTCCCGTCAATCCTGGAGTTGGCGTGAATGCAGGCATCGAGGGCGGGCAATGAGTTTTCGTTGGCCGCAGAAAAATGATGGCTGGCAATGTAGGCTTGGAAATGCAAGGTAGTCGCCTGCTGTGAAGCAGGTATTGCCCCGCTGTGAAGCGGAGCAGATTCCCGTAGCTGGAGCTTCTCGAAAGGGAAGCATGTTTTAACCGCTCACTACCGCGTCACGGCGATAAGTGATCGGCTTGGCCCGCCGAGATGGCGCCGCCAATCCCGAAGATGGAGCGCGAATATGTCTGGTCGTAATTTTGAGTCTTACCTGAATGACGCCGAAGCATTCGAGGCGTTGAGCGAAGAAGATCAAGCCCGCCTGCTGACCGGCGGCACGCTTGAGGGCGATACCGAGGCCGCGGCCGAGGAAGTCATCGATCCGCCCGTCGATGAAACTGTCGCTACCGAGGAAGACCAACCCGCTGTGGAACCCGTTGTGCTGGCCAAGGACGGCCAGCACACCATCCCGTTTTCAGAACTTGAAGCGGCGAGGGCTCGGGCGCAGCAACTCGAACAGGAACTACTGGAGCTGAAGGCCGGCAAGGTCGACGGGCAGGCGCCCGACGCCGAGCATGCCGACACTGCGCAAAGCCTGGCCGATCGCCTGGAATATCTCGACCGCAAGGAAGAAGACATTGAGCAGGCGTTTGACGAAGGAGAGATTGACCGCGATGAGATGCGCAGGCAGCTCAAGGCGGTGTCCAATGAGCGCATGGATCTGAAGCTTGCCGATGTTCAGGCCAAGTGGACGGAAAGGCAGAACGCCGATCTGGTCGCGCAGCGACAGCGGCAGGAACAGGAAATGATCGTGGCCGAAGGCATCAAGCGTGCCGAAGCCCTGGTCGAGCAGTATCCGTTCCTCAATCCTCAAGGTCCGGAAACAAACCAGCAGGCCATCGATCTCGTCGTTCTCCAGCGCGACAAGCTCATGGCCGAAGGGGCCACCTTCGCTGACGCCATTGAGAAGGCGGTTGGCGAAATCGCTCCGTTGTTCGAGACAAAACCGACCAAGCAACCAGTTTCCAACGCGGCCGCAAAGGCCGCAGAAGCTATTTCCAGAGCAAAGTCCAAGGTTCCGACCAGTCTTTCCCAAGTTCCGGCAGGCGCGCGAGCGCACCACGACGAAGCAGAGACGATTCGTGAAATGGACATCAATCAGTTGTCTCGATCGCTGGAAATGAAAACCCCAGCAGAGATCATGAAATTGATGGCCAGGGCTTTGTAAGCGCAATTTTGACGCCCGGCGCGAGCCGCGCAATCCAACTTCAGGAGAAAAATCATGGCCGACACCGTTATCCCTTATGGCAGCCCGCAAGCTGTCCGCGTTCAATCCGCTGGCCTGTTCGCTGCTTCCATGCAGCGCCAGACCAACCTCAACCGACTGGCCGGCAAACTGCCCCAGCAATCCGACGCCGAAGCTGTCCTGCGTCGGCAGTCCGGAAACCAGCTTCCCATCGTCCGCGCACAGGACCTGTCCAAGACGGCCGGCGATGAAGTGACCTTCGACCTTATCAACCCCATCGGCGGCAAGCCCATCATGGGCGAGGCATACGCCGAGGGCAAAGGCGATCGCATGGACTTCTCCCAAGACAGTCTGCGCATCAACCAGACCCGCAAGCCGATCAGTGCCGGCGGCAAGATGACCCAGCAGCGCACCCCGCATCAACTGCGTACGCTGGCGCAAGCCCTCGGCCACGACTACATGAGTCGCCTCGAAGACCAGCTTGCTCTGGTTCATCTGGCCGGCGCGCGCGGCATGGCAAATGATGTCGAGTGGGCGGTGCCGCTGGCATCAGATCCCGACTTCTCGACGATCGTTGTCAATACGATCAAGGCTCCGACACGCAATCGTCACTTCATGTCGACCGGGTCTGGCATTGAGAAGATCGTCGCCGGCGGCAACGAAATCACCATCGCCTCGACCGACGTGATGAACATCGACCTGGTTGATGCCGTGCGCACCAAACTGGATTCGATGCCGCTGCCGCCTCCACCGGTGCGCTTTGAGGACGACCTGATGAGCCAGGACGCCCCGATGCGCGTGATGCTCTGTTCGTCTGAGCAATACACGTCGCTGGTGCGCTCGACCAACTTCCGCACCTGGCAGGCCAACGCCATGGCTCGCGCGCAGATGGCCAAGCAAAACCCGCTGTTCATGGGAGAAGCCGGCCTGTGGAACGGCATCCTGATCGTCAAGATGCCGAAGCCGATTCGCTTCTACTCTGGCGACTCGCTGCGCTGGTGCCCTTCCACCACGTCCAACACCGAAACGGCAACCGATCTTGTTCCGGCGGCCTTCGGCACAAGCTACGCGGTCGACCGGGCGCTGCTGCTCGGCGGCCAGGCGCTGGCCCAGGCTTACGGGAAGTTCCGTCAGTCGCAAGGATCCTATTTCTTCTCGGAGAAGGAGTTGGACCATGGAGACAAGCTGGAAATCCTGCTCGGCATGATCGGCGGAACGTCCAAGATCCAGTTCCTCATCGATCATGGAGGCACGCAGAAGGAGTACACCGACTTCGGCGTGATGGCCATTGATACCGCCGTGGCAATCGCCTAACAACAAGCGGGCCGGGGTTCGCCCCGGCTCCTTCTGATCTTCAAGGAGCAATACCATGACCACTCTCACCACCAAGGGTATCAAAGCCCTTCAGTATTCCGGCCCGTCCGGCAACAAGTCAGTCATCCGCGGGGGCTTCGTCACCAACGCATCGGGCGTCGCTGCAAATCAATCAGACCTGGCCACCGCCGTGCAAATCAACGACGTGGTGCGCATCGGCTTCCTGCCGGCTGGCGCCGAGCTTCAGGACGCCCAAGCCATCGTTTCGGACGCCTTTGCTGCATCGACCACTGCCGATATCGGCTTCCTCTACGCCGATGGCGTCGATTCGTCCGCGGTGCCGCAGGATGGCGCCTACTTCTTTTCGGCTCTCGCCACGTCGTCGACGAGTCGCACCAGGTGCACGCTCGCCAAGGCGCCGGTGAAGCTGCCGAAGGACGCCTACCTGACGCTGAAGCGCACCGGTGCCGCCGATTCGGCTGTCGGCATCATCGATGTGCTGGTCAATGTCGTCCTGCAAGGCCCGGCGTAACTGAGGCCATAACTGCAACGAAGGGGCCGGCGGTTTGTCGCCGGTCCCGTTTTTGACAGGAAGACAGAATGATCCCCATCAAGTACATCGGCAAGCGCCCGGTCTATCGCGACGGTGCATATGGCTCCGGCATGGTGTTCGCGCAAGGAGAGACGGTCAACGTCGAGGATGACAACCTGGCGCGCAAGTTGTTACGCCATGGTGATGTCTATGTCGTCGGAAGCGCCGAGGATGCCGTAACGACGGCCTCCGCTACGGCCGCCAAGAAAGACGATGCCTCCGAAGACGATGCACAGAGCACCCGCGACACCATCGCCACCATGACCAAGGTGGCTCTGAAGACGTTCGCCAAGACCCATTACAGCGTCGATCTCGACCAGCGCAAGTCCGTTGACGAGCATCGCGCGCAAGTGACTAACCTGTTCGAGCAGTTCGGCATCGAGTAAGTCATGAACTTGCGCGACGGCATCGACCAGTTCAGAGTCCGCACAATGGATACGGCCAAGCCGTATCTTTGGCCTGACATTGAACTTGCCGCCTGGTTCTCTGAAGCTGAGTCCGAGGCCGCTGTTCGCGCGCGGTTAATTTTCGACACCGAAGAGATTTCCATTGCCGCTGGCGATACGGGAAGCATTGATTTGCCGGCGCTGTTGTTCGACATTCAGCATGCTGAACTGCGCGCCGCCGATGGGTCGGTAACGGTCATTGCCGGCGCCAGCCGGCGCGATCTTGACTGGTTGCGGCCGGGCTGGCGCCGCATGGTCGAGCGGCCGACAAATTACGTTCACGACGACAAGAGCCTTGCGTTGTCCGCCATTCCTGATCAGGACTACACCATTTGCGTCGAGTTCTTCAGGCGGCCCAAGCGCGCCCTCGAAGATGATGAAGATGAGCCCGAAATCAACGAAGCGCATCACATGAGTCTGATCGATTGGGTGCTGTTTCGCGCCTACTCCAAACCAGATTCCGATGCGTTCAACCCGGGCAAGTCGGCGGAATCGTTGGCGGCGTTCTCCTCCTACTTCGGCAAGCGCAGCAACGCGGACATGAGGCGCAAGCAAAACTCAAGCCGCCCCCACAGGAACGTGATTCACCCATGACTGAAACCGCAATGCTCGCCCTGGCAGGAATGTTGGTCGCAGCCCTATTCGGCGTGCTGACCGCGCTCGTTGGGTGGATTGGCCACCGAGTCGTCGAGAAGCTGGATGCTCTTGTAGGAATGCTCCACACCCTTTCCGAAGAACTGCACGCGCGCATCAACATAGTCTCCGGAGAGCTGCACGGGCGCATCAATAGCCTCGATGTGCGGACCACGGCGATTGAAGCGAAATGTGGTGTGCAGCACGACATTCATATGCATTCTCGGAGCGCCAAGTGAACGAATTTCGCCGAGGGCGCATCAAGTGTGCGATGGAGGAGTTGGCGAATCTGCGGGAGAAGATACACAAGATCCGCGACGACGAAGACCGCTCGATTGCTAGCGGCATTGACGGAAGCCAGGACGCATCCGACCTGCTCAGCGAGGTTGGCAATATCCTG